TATCTGGCAATGGCAAGATTTATCTAGATCCGTGCTGTGGTTGGGGTATTAGGTTATTGGCTAGTGCGGTACTTGATTTAGATTATATTGGGTTTGATGTTAATGCTAATTTAATTCCAAAATTAAAAGAATTAGCTGAAGATATTAAGACCATTAAGCCTAATTTTAGATATATGATTTTTGAACAAGGATCGCAATACTTAGTTCCTGAATTAGTAGGTTGTGTTGATTTTTGTTTTACAAGTCCACCATATTTTAATTTAGAAGATTATGGTAATAATGACTTAGAAAAACAAGATTCGTATAGAACAACAAATTATGATCAGTGGGTTGAATTATTTGTTAATCCTTTGATTGACTGTTTAATTCAATATACTAAATCAACAGGAAAAATTGCTTTTAATGTGAAAGATTTCAAAGGCTATCCACTTGTTCAATCATTTACGCAAGCATCTATTCTTAAAGGATTGACACCATGTAGCTATTTATCTATGAAAAATATCACTAGGGTTGGTGGTAGTTCAAGCGGTAAGAAAACATTTGTAGATAATGACGAAGGTGTTTATATTTTTAGCAAATAAACATTACAGGTTGTTAAGATTTAATGCTTGACAACCTGTTTCTTTTTTAGTAAGATTCCTAATGATGATTAATAACTAACAATAGGAATTTTACAATGAACAAATTAAAATTTTATCCATTCCCATCAATTGAACAGTTTCGACAAGTAGTAAGTTCAGTAAAGCGTTCTGATGATTACAATAACAAAGATTCAGATAACACTACTTTAACCTTTCAAGGTACAGTAAAATTACATGGTACTAATGCTGGAATTGTTTTAGATGACCAAGGGAATTATTATGCACAATCCCGTAATAATGTTTTATCTATTGATAAAGATAATGCTGGATTTGCTGCCTATGCCTTACAACCTAAAGTCAAAAGCTTTATTAGCAATTTACTAACATTTATTCCTGTAAACGGTTTAGATGTTAATGCGGTTGTAGTGTATGGTGAATGGGCAGGACAAGGTATTCAAAAAGGTGTAGCGATTTCAGAAGTTGATAAGTTCTTTGCACCTTTCTCAATTTGTCTTTATACTAAATCAGAAAAAGAAGGTGTAGATTATGATAGACACTTTGTGGATATTAGCTATTTAGATGATTTTTATAATGAAGACCTAAGAATTTTTCCAGTAACTATGAGAAATTTAGGTATTGAAAACATTGAAATTAATTTTAGTGAATTAAATCTTGCAAACGCTTCAAACGTGTTAGCTGAAAAAACACTATCAGTTGAGGAATGCGATCCTTTTGCTAAGTTTTATTTTGGTATTGAAGGATTAGGCGAAGGTGTTGTATGGCGTTTAGTTGGTGATAGTGTTAAAACTTATGGAGATTTAGCCTTTAAAGTTAAAGGTGAAAAACACTCAATAAGTAAAGTAAAAACTATCGCACCTGTTAATGTAGAACGAATTGAGAAAATTACTGAATTTGTAGAATATTCTTGCACTGAAAATCGTCTAAATCAAGGTTTAGACTACTTAAAAGAACAAGGCTTACCACTTGACCCAACTAGTACAGGTGATTTTATCCGATGGGTTATGAATGATATTCTTAAAGAAGAGTCAGATGTCTTACTTGAAAACGGTTTAACTTGGAAGAATGTGCAAGGTATGCTTGCTAAAAAAGCTCAATCTTTTTATAAAGAAAAAATATTCTAAAAATCATTAAAATACTATTGATCTTAGTTATGGTTTATAGTATTATATAAATGTAAAAGATAAGGAGCTGTAAAATGAAAAAAGTAGTTTATGTTGATATGGATAATGTTTTAGTTAATTTCCAAAGTGGAATTGACCAATTGCCTGAAAACATAAAAGCTGAATATGAAGGAAGATATGATGAAGTTGAGGGCATTTTCAGTTTAATGGAACCAGTTAATGGTGCTATTGAAAGTGTTTTAGCTCTTTGTGAAAAATATGAAGTTTATGTTCTTTCAACAGCTCCTTGGAATAATCCTAGTGCTTGGTCTGATAAATTATTATGGATTCAAAAATACTTTGGTAAAGGTGAGGAAAATCCTTTATACAAAAGAGTGATTTTAAGTCATAATAAAAATATGAACATTGGGGATTATTTGATTGACGATAGAAGAAAAAATGGTGCTGGTGAATTCCAAGGTGAGTTAGTTTTATTCGGTAGCAAAGAATACCCTAATTGGAACGCTGTTTGCAAATATTTAGGTGTTTAAATGAAATTAGCTATTATAGGATCAAGAACATTTACAGATTCAGATAAAGCGTGGGAAGTGTTTAAAGCACTTCCTTTTTACAATCAAGTAACGCATATTGTTAGTGGTGGTGCTAAAGGTGCTGATTCAATTGCTGAATTGTTAGCTAAATGGTCTGGAAAAGAAATGATTATACATTATCCTGATTGGGATAAATACGGTAAACAAGCTGGATTTATTCGTAATAAGTTAATTATCAATGATAGTGATTGTGTACTAGCTTTTTGGGATCTTAAATCCAAAGGAACATTGAATAGCATCACTTTAGCAACAAAGAAAGGAATTCCAGTTCACATAAAGAGAATTTAATATGATCAAAGTTAAAAATTATACATTATTTTACAGTGTAAAAGACCCACTATCAAATTTTTATCCTTGTGTTTTCTATTACTTGGGAAAACCTTACCTATCTGTTGAACATTTTTATGTAACACAAAAACTAATTGCTATGAATTGCCTTAACGAACTAGCAAAACTTAATGCTTGTCTAAAAGGTAGCAATTTTCTAAATTCTTTTCTATATGGCAAAATCACAGCTCAGGAAATTCAAGAAAACCCAACATACTTAGAATGGTTTCACAACTATATGAAACAGATTAAAGAATTTGGGCGTACAAGAAATGGTGATATTGCTAAATGGGAAAATGTAAAAGTTAAGGTAATGGAATTAGGCTTATCTTTGAAATTTAATAAAGAAGATATGAAACAAGTATTACTTGACACTAAAGATGATATTTTAGTAGAATGTAGCCCTTATGATTATTTCTGGGGAGTTGGTATATCTAAAATTTCTACAAAAGAGTATATTGAAGAAGATATATTTGATGAACTTAATAAAGGTGATAATCAATTAGGAAAAAGCTTAATGAAGATTAGGCAAGGTATTATTTAATCAATAACAATAGGAAAATGAAGTATGATTAAAGAAGTAGAGTTTGGTGCATCAGCACGACAAAAAATGTTAAAAGGTGTAAATACAGTTGCTAATGCTGTTAAAGTTACATTAGGTCCAGCAGGTCGTAACGTAGTATTAGATAGACAAGGTATGCCACCTGTTATCACGAAAGATGGTGTTTCTGTTGCAAAAGAAATCCATTTAGAAGATAAATTTGAAAATATGGGCGTACAGATGATTAAAGAAGTATCTGTTAAAGCCAATGATCGTGTGGCTGATGGTACAACTACAAGTATGGTACTAGCTCAAGCCATTGTGCAAGAAGGTGTAAAATTAGTTGAAACAGGCTTAAATCCTGTTGAATTAAAACGTGGTATTGATAAAGCTACTGAAGTGTTAGTAAAAGAATTAGCTAACTTATCTAAACCTTGCGAAACACAACAAGAAATTGAACAAGTAGCAACTATTTCAGCTAATTCAGATAAAGAGATTGGTAAGTTAATTTCTGAAGCTATGGCAAAAGTAGGTAAAGATGGGGTTATCACTGTAGCTGAAGGTTCAGGCTTACAAGATGAATTAGAAGTAGTTGAAGGTATGCAATTTGATCGTGGTTTCTTATCACCATACTTTGTTACTGACCCTGAAAAACAAGTAGCTGAATTTGATAATCCATTTATCTTAATGACTGATAAACGTATTTCAAATATTCAAGACCTTATCCCACTACTTGAACAAACAGCAAAAGTAGGTCGTCCTTTAGTGATTATTGCTGAAGATGTTGAAGGTGAAGCCTTAGCAACTTTAGTAGTAAATAATATGCGTGGTACAGTTCGTGTGGTAGCAATCAAAGCCCCAGGATTTGGTACAAGAAAATCAGAATTAATGCAAGATTTAGCTGTTGTAACAGGTGGTGTAGTATTTAGTGAAGAAGTTGGATTAGAATTACACAAAGCAACGCTAGACCAATTAGGTCAAGCAAAACGTGTAGTGGTAACACAACAAGATACTACCATTATCGATGGAAATTCTAATAAAGAACAGTTGGAGCAACGTGTTCAATTACTAAAAACCCAACTATCTAAAGTAACTAATGACTTTGAGAAAGAAAAATTACAAGAACGTATTGCTAAATTTGTTTCAGGTGTAGCGGTAATTCGTGTGGGTGGATCAACTGAACTTGAAATGAAAGAGAAAAAAGATCGTGTTGATGATGCTTTAGGTGCAACTCGTGCAGCAGTTGAAGAAGGTATCGTTGCGGGTGGTGGTGTTGCATTATTACGTGCAAGTACAAAATTAACTACTTTACATGGTGATAATAACGAGCAAGATTTAGGTATTAAATTAGTATTTAAAGCTGTTCAAGCACCATTACGACAAATTGTAACTAATGCTGGTGAAGATGGTTCAGTTATCTTAAATAAAGTATTATCTGAACATGACAACTATGGTTATAATGCTTTAACAGGTGAATTTGGTGATATGTTAGAAATGGGTATCTTAGACCCAACCAAAGTAACAAGATCAGCTATTCAATTTGCAAGTTCAATCGCAGGTCTTATGATCACTACTGAATGTATGGTCACGGATAAGCCACAACAACAAAATAATTTTCAATAACTATTGAAATAACTGAAAGCCTATGTTAGTATTAAAGCATAGGCTTTAATACTATAAACAGAGGAAAATTATGTCAAAAGAAATTGCTTATGGTCGTTTAATTTGCGATGATGAAACGACTAAAAAACTAAATGAATTCTGTAAGTCAATTGGATTAAATGAAGTATCTGATGAATTCCATTGTACTTTATTATATTCAGGTGATAATGTAGAAAAACTACTAAAGAAAAAATTAAAACTTAAATTCCCACTAAAAGCAAAAGTAAAAGCTTATCACTTATTTGGTGATAATAAAAATTGCTTAGTATTAGGTTTAGAAAATGAGAAAATTAATCAATCTTGGGATCAGCTTATGTCAGCTGGTGCAAATTGGGATTATCCTGAGTTTACTCCTCATCTTTCATTGTCTTATAACTTTGCTGATTCTGATGTGCCTAGCAATCTACCAGATTTTGATATTGTTTTCAAAGGTTACAAAGCGGAAAAATCAACAAGCGACTTTGACTACAGAACAGATGCGGTGAAGTCTTTATCTGAATCATTTAAAGAATCAACAAGCCTTTCACAATTGATCTTGTTTGCTAGTAAATTTAATAAATCAGGTAAAGAAGTTGAAACATTTAAAGTGCAAATTCCACAGTCTATTTCATTTAAAGATTTAGTGGATTCGTTCCAACGTGCTTTAGCAATTATTCACCCTGATAAAGTAAAAGACTTTACTATTAAATCAGTAGGTGCAAATGGTATTGAATGTATCAGTAAAGACAAACAACGCTTATATGGCGAATTATCAACTAGCAATGGTTTAGTAACATTTTATCAATAGAAAAAGTGGAGGATTTATGGCTGTTATCATTGACAAAAATGTAAGTATTATTACCGCAACTACAAGTAAAGTAAAATCTGTCACTATTTCTTTTGGTGGCAAAAAGTATCTAGAAGCACTAGAAGAATGTGGCTTTAAAGAGGGTGATAAATTAGAGGGATCAGTTGATTTTGATTCACGTTCAGGTAAAATCGTATTCAATGTTCGATCTTTTAAATAACTAAAAATAGGTAGAAAAGAAAATGAAGAAATTAGCACTTTTATTATTATCACTAACCCTTACCGCTTGTGAATACAGTAATCAAGAGTTGGTAGGAAATCGCATTGCACCTATCTGTTATGAGGGTGTTACCTATCTTACTTACCGATCAGACGTTGAACAAAGATCAGGTATTGCTGTTCAATTAGATAATAAAGGTAATATTGTGCCTTGTAAAATCATTCAAAATGAAAAAGGTGATAAAACATATTGGAGACTTGATTAGGTGGCATTATGACTTTATACGAATTTAAAATTTCAGAGAAACTAAAAGCTGAACTAATTGAGCTATACAATCCACAAGGTAGTAAATCAGGCTATAAAGTAAAACTTATTGCTTATTCAGGTCAGTTTGAAGTATTGCTTATCAACGAAACATATAAAGACTTACGAACCGCTGAAAATAAGTTTGAAAATGTAGTAGAAGATGCTAAACAATTACTTGATCTTTAACAGGTGAAATTATGTCTTTAAATTTAGAAAAAGAAACTAAAAAATCAAGTGCAAATAATAGTCTTGCGTATATTTTAACGTTAGGTATTGTAGCAATCACAGTTATTGTATGCACCTATTTAGATAAAACAAAAACACCTAAGGTATCTAAACTAGAAAACGGATCATACTTAAAAATCACTGACTGTAGAAAAATGCAAGATGATCACTATAATTGCATTATGTATATTGTAAGGGAGTGATATTATGAAACAATATTTAGACTTATTAGATCGTATTGTAAAAGAAGGTGTATGGGTTGAAAATAAACGTACTAAATCTAAATGCCTTACTATTATCAATCACGACCTTACTCTTACACATGATCAATTTCCACTTGTAACGACTAGAAAAAGTTATTATAAGGCAGCTATTGGTGAGATTTTAGGCTATATTCGTGGCTATACTAAAACTAGTCAATTTCACGAATTAGGGGTGAAAACGTGGGATGCCAACGCACAAAATCCTGATTGGCTTGATAACCCTAACCATAAATTTATGAATGAAAAATACGGTGATTTAGGGCTTATTTATGGTGCTGTTGGAAATCAGATCCATAAAGTAAAAGTCAAGAATAAAAAACTAGCCTTATCAGATGAATTAGTTAGTGGTCATACATTAAAAGATATTGTTGATAATCTAACTAATGACAATGATACAAGGGGTCTAATTTGGAACTTTTGGAATCCTATGTATTTTGAATTAGGCTGTTTACGACCTTGTATGTTTATGCACCAATTTTCATTATTAGGCGATACAGTACATTTAAATACAACCCAAAGGTCTCAAGACGTACCCCTCGGTGGCAACTTCAACATGATCCAAGCGTGGTTTTTATTATGGTTAGTTTGTCAATTATCAGGTAAAAAACAAGGTAACGTATATCATAAAATTGTTAATGCTCATATTTATGAAAATCAGTTAGATCAAGTTAAAGAGCAATTATCTCGTACACCTTTTGATCCACCAACATTTAAATATGTAGGAAAAGAAAAAATTACGTGGGATTATGTGTTAAACCGTATGCACCCTAATGATTTTGTAGTAGAAAACTATCAATATCATCCACCTATTAAATTTGAATTTACTGTATAAATAAACAGGTATTATAATGAAAGCTAAAAATACAAACTTAAACAAAGCCAAGAAAGAAAAGAATGATGAATTTTACACCCTCCTAGAAGATATAGAAAAAGAAATAGGGGGGGGGTATTTAGAGTATAATCCAGACCTATTTAAAGGGAAAACTGTATTATGCCCTTGTGATGATCCAACGTGGAGCAATTTCACTTTATACTTTATTCAAAACTTTGAGAAATTAGGCTTAAAACGTTTAATCAGTTCTTGCTATGCTAACCCTGATATTACAGGCGAAACAAGAGGGAAAGTTTATATTTTAGAACAAGGCGATCCAATTCCTACAAATCTAAATGATATTCATTATCATTTGCTGGACGGAGATGGAAGTTTTAGATCTGATGAAATTACAAGGTTTAGAGATAGTGCTGATTTTGTTATTACCAATCCTCCGTTTTCGTTGTCAATAGATTTTGTTACTTGGCTTATTGAAAGTGATTGTAAATTTAGTTTTATAGGAAATAAAAATCACGTTGGGTCTAAAGCGTTCTTTCCACTGATAAAGAATAATAAAATGTGGTCTGGGTCTTTAAAATGGGGAAGTATGAATTTTATTGATCATAGGTCTGAAGATAAAACATTAAAATCAATTCCAGCAATTTGGTACACAAATATAGAGTTCAACAGAAAAACAAAACCTTTAGAACTTTTAACTATGCAAGAGAATTTAGATAAAAACCCCAATCTAATTGAATTAGGTGCTTATTTGGAATATGAAAATTATAATGCTATTGAAGTGCCTAGAACTGAAGCGATCCCTAGAGATTATGATGGAGTAATGGGTGTTCCAATTTCATTTTTAGATAAATATGATCCTAACCAGTTTGAAATAGTTGGTATAACTACTACTTGGTTTAATGACCCAAGATATAAAAAAGGTAAGGGGTGTGGTGTAATTATGCTAAATGGGGTAAAGGTGGAAAAGTATTCTAGGATCTTAATTAAACACAAAAAACCACTTGCACAAAACTAAAATTTAACTTATACTAAAACTAACTTAAATTAGATAGGAGTTAAGTTATGAATATGTTTGAAAAGCTAACTCAACAAAATAGAATCACACCTCCATTTAGTCATAAGGTTAGATTGAATAATACTACTTTCAATATGACTGATGTAGAAGAGATTAAATTTGTTATTTCTTTTGATAAAGTGATTGTTGAAATTAATGATGATCAAATTGCATCATTTACTTTCAATGAAAACGCATTACGAGAATTTGGTGTTAAAGGTCTTATTATGCCAAATTCTGAAGAATTGATGAATATGCCTGGTACTCATAGTTATAGTTGTGGGTCTTTTATTGATAGTAAATTCTCTAAAAATATTATTTTCTTTGTAACAGATAATGAAGGGTTTGATGAAAAAATCAATCTAAACGTTATCTTTAAAAATATCTTATATGTCTTAAAGAAAGCATATAATCGACACCAAAATTACTAAGTAAGGATATAAAAATGAAAGCCCAATTAACCGAATTATTACAATAATAAACAAAAACATATAACCTCGTTTGAGATTTGCCCCTAGTATTCAACATAGCATATTAGGGGCTTTTTTTATATCTAATAAAACGCAATATAAACGCCATACAAGCACTTTCTATTTAAGCCTATAGATTGTATTAGTTAAGTAAAATAATGCGACTATGATTGATTTAGGTTGGTTATTCAGCATATTATAGATAAAAGAAAACCCTCTTAATTGAGGGTTTAATATTTTAGAAATGGTTTAGAAATTATGGTAGCAAGTAGTCCATTCACTCCAATCATTGCACGTTACTTGATTTCTTAATCTTGGTAAATGGTATTTTGCATCTTCTTCACGCAAGAACTTGAATACTAATTGCTTTAATGGGTGATCATTATCCATAGCAAGATAGCACGGAGTTCTTTTTTGGCTTAATCTACTGAACTCATTTAAGATAGCTAATACTTTTTCTTCGTTCATTGAGTTTGATAATACAAATTTCATAATTTTTCCTTAATAGTTTAAAACTCTTTCAGCATAAATTTTTCTAACATTACCATAACCACCCCATCTATGACCTACGTATTTCACAGATTCAAGGCTAACTAGGTAAGTCTGAACTAAAGTGCGACCACGTGCATAAGTAACATTGATCACTAATTCTTCACCTGCTTTCAAAGTGTTTTGAATCTTTGCTATCATTTGTTGAGCGTTCATAATCTTTTTCCTTACTTAATTGATTAAAAGCACCTTGCCTAACCTTCAATTCTTATTATAAGGATCTAAATCCAATTGTCAATATAGAAAATAAAAAAAGCTAAGATTTTTTACCTTAGCTTTTTTATCTTTCTTTCTTTAAATTTTGATTAACGTATCTTTCCAATTTTTTGTGTAGCCAACGTGCTTAATATATTCAAAATCACCTGGAGCAACCCATACACCTTTTGTACTTTCTTCAACTGGTAATGGTTCATGTTCATAAGCAAACATTCTACCTTCTTCGTCTGTGGCAATCCAATTCATATTATCACTTACATTAACTTGATCACAGATTGTATATTCAATATTTACAGGTTTCATAACTTACTCCTTACCATTGATTTTCAAAATATTTCCATTCACCATCTTTATTTAGATAGTAGCAATAATCGCAACCGTGTTTTTCCATTTTAGCTTGATACGCAATATTGCTAAAGCAAACACCAATATCAACTACTTCTTTGTGGCTATCTTTGTAAAAACTAATTAAACTAATTTCTTCTTTCAATTGGCTAAAATCACCGTTTGAAATCAATTCAGCCACTTTGTTTTTATCTTGATAATGTTCTAATAACATTTTTAATTGGTATTCAGGATAACCGTCATAGTGGCAATAAACATAATTAATTGAGCCATCTTGATTTTCTAAACCGATTAATGAACGTGTAGCCATAGTAAATTTCCTTCTAGTTTAATTTTCTTGGTTAGGGTTGAAATCTTATCAACCCTTTCAACAGTTCCCATTATAGGGATTTTTAAATACTTGTCAATAACTATTTTAAATTTTTTCAAATTTATTTTTAATTTCTTTTGGTAGGATTTCAGGTTTAGTAATATCTTGACCTAATGAACTCAACCCATAATGCCATTTACCATCTAATCCTAAATAGTAGCAATAATTACAGCCTGATTCATCCATTGCTTGAATATAATCACCTTTCTTACAAGCACTATAACATACACTAACATAACCTTGATTGAAAAAACTAATCTCATTAATGTTCTCTTTTAATTCACGCATTGATCCTTTTTCAACTAAATCAATCACTTTATTACGATCCATATATTCACTGATCAATAAACTTAATTGATAGTTTGGATAACCTAGTTCATGACAATATACAAAAACAATTAAACCATCTTCTTTTTCATATCCAATCATAGAACGACTAGTCATTTTAAACTCCTTACTTGTTTGTCTATTAACTAACTTACGGGGTCATTATAGCAATTCTAGATTTAATGTCAATATCTAAATCACACTTTTTTACATTTTTCTACTATTATTTTATTCATATAAATTACAAACATTATTAATTCAATTAATATACCTAGACAATAAAAAACCCCTAAATTTCTCTAGGGGTTGATTAGTTAAAGTTGTGTTAGTGTTGCTTGTTGGTCAATTGGCTGATCAGGTGCGTATAAAATTTTCATATCACCAAAACCATCAGGAATCCAAGTCTTATAATCCTCAAGCCAAACTGGTCTTTTAGCTACAACCCAAACTACACCATCAACATCATTTACTAGCCAATTGAAATGATCTTCTACTTCAATCACTTTGCCATTTACTTTCACTTCTTTCATATCTAATCCTTAAATTTTTCTTACTGACTTTTTCCAATCTTGAGCTTTATAATCAATAAACCCAATCCAAATTTTTTCACTATTTATATTCCCCCAAAACTTATCATGAGAAATATAAGGTCTAGAAGTGAAAGCAAACCAACAACCATCTTGATCCATTGCAACCCAATTGAATCTAGGTGGGATATTTACTTCTTTTTCACCTAGAACAATTTTATTCCAATTCGTAGTTTCTGTCATTGTTATTATCCTTTCTTTTCCATACAACAGGCAATTCATCTTCATATACTTTGTTAAGATCTAATTTTAAAATCCATTGACTTAATTTGCTGTTCATTTTAAACCCCTTATTTACCTGATTATAACAAAACTAATGCTGTTGCTAAAACTAAGAATGCTACAAAAACTACCGCACCTAAACCCATTAATACATTACCATTTTTCATAATAACCTCTCTTTTCTTTATCAATCGTGGTCAAATCAACTAACCACCCAACGATTTCTATTATAGGGATTTTGAAACCAATGTCAACAACTATTTTCAAAAAAAATAAAAAAAAA